GCCTTCGGACTATTTGACCGGATGGTCCTTACATGCAGCCGGTATTTATGTTGCTGATCTCGCTTCTCTTGTTGCGTCTTTTATCGTTCTTGACAATGAGATTCCTCTACCTTCAGTTTCTTCGATTGCTGAAATTACCGAAAATTCCTTCTTCTACGATTCCGGCGCTCAAAAACTATACGTAGGGGTTGACGGTGATATCGCAGACCACACTATCTCTGCACCTCACACCGTGCATTGTTTCGCCGTGTCAAAAGCGTACATCCATGTTTACGGCCTGCGTGTAAGGCACGGATACGACACTCAAACGGGTGGTATAAAATTGTATGCCGGGGTGACTGAGAAAGTCGGATGTATCGTTGAAGAGTGTGAATCCGTGGCGTGTGGTACCGGGATTTATAACTATAATACAGATGCTACCATCAGGAAAAATACTGCCCGGAATTGTTGGAATGGGCAGCAATATCCCGCCGGTGCAGGGTTTGGATTAATTACTGGGCGTGGTGGTGTTTTCGCAGACAATATTATTGAGGGATGCTACACGGGTGTCGGAACAACAACCGGTAATATCGGTGGAATTTTCACGAATAACAAGATTTTGGATTCCATAGTCAACTCCGTGGGGTATCTGTACGGAACAGCAGCAGGCCCGTGTAAAGTGTTTGGGAATTACATCCGACACAGCCCTGCTGCCGCTGTGGGTCATGGCCTGTGCGCCACAGCTACCGCTGGAAATTACGTCACTGCTAAAAATAACATCGTTGAGATTCCGACTGGCACTATCAATCATGTAAATATCAATTGCATTTATTTGAGGGATGGTTCGGATTATACGGGCATAGATTTCGACAGCAATGATTATTTCGTGGCCGATGGCCTATCTTGTAAGATTGGTAGATTATGGGAGTCCGAAGCCGTTCCGGTTGTTGATTACGACACGTTAAATGCTTTTAGAGATGTGACGGGAACAGACGCAAAATCAATTAGCGCTGATCCGCAGCTTGATACAGCTGGCAGACCGGCCACGAATTCCCCAATCGTAGGAGCCGGTCAGGTAATCCCGGGCATCCACGACCAGTCTACTCCGGCCACGGATATCGACGGCAAGCCCATCCTATTCATACCAAATATGGGGCCTTATGATGACCGGGTGTCCAAAACTATCACCGAAGCCAACTATGCGCCCACTGGCTACTCAGTTCGGGCCGGTGCCACGCTAACGCTCAAGGGCGGCGGTGATGTTGATCTCTCAGGGATTACTGACACCGGGGAAATCATATGTAAGCTGGTAGGGGATATCAATTCGTTCGTACCGAATGGGGATGATACAAAGCTATCTTCTATGAAAAAAAAGAAAATATATAATTTAAATGAAAGGAGTTTGTAATCAGAGATTACAACAAATAATAAAAAATGATTAAAGAAAAGAAAGAATTTATTTATAAACCATTTGGATCTTTTTGGGTGAGTATGTTTTGGAAAGAGGTTAATAAGTGGTTTGAAGATGGTTGGAAAGTTTGTGAGAATACAGGGAATAAATTGAAAGATGTTCCTATCATCCTCCCTAATATGATTAGGGTTGTTTTTGAACGTGATAGTATTGATCTATCACTTGAACATCTTAAAACACTTACAAAAGTTGATGAATATAAAGAATTTTGTAAAAAGTGTGATATCGATTATGATAAATCACTTGAAAAAGCACCAATGAAATTTAAGAAGTTTATTCGTGAGTGGCTTGAAAACTATGAAGATAAAGAGGAAGATGTAAAACTTGATATCTTTCTTAATAAAGATTCTTTTAAACAGGTGAATGATTGAAAATTATAACAAGAAAAAATAAGATTGAGATTTTGGACAATGATGGTAAAGATTTAACAAAGTCTCTTGAAATAACATCTTTTAAAACAGTTGTGGATGGTACGTCACCTCATAAAACGAGAGGTGTTATCTATATTGATAACGTAGAACATATCTGTGTTGATGAGGATAATAAATAATGTCAAAACGAAAAAAGAATAAAAACAAAAGAGCATCTCCTAATGTTAAGCAAGACGTTTATGTGAATAAGCAGGCACGTAAACTTTCAACAAGGACATCAACAATTGAAGTTGGTCAGCCTGGAATTGTTTCTGGAAACTATTTTATTCAGGATTCAAGAAAGACAGAACTCGCAATGCCACGCAGACTTTGTACATTTGATGTTATGTGTCAAGATGATGCTGTAAGCAATTCTGTTAATTTTACAAATATGCTTGTTGTTAATTCAATGTATGGTGGTAAAGTTATTCCTGGTGAAAGTAATAGCTATGCAAGCAGAGTAAGTTCAGATGCGATTAATTACATGTTTCATAACATGTCTTATGGTACTTGGCTTGATTTTTGTATCAACGCAGCAACAGACCTTAAATATGGATTCTCATTTGCTAATATAGTTACTGGAAAGTATAAGAAGGGTAAGTACAAAGGTGCTATTGGTATTAAGAAACTTTCTCCTCGTTGCCAAAAAACAGTGTATGGTTGGGTTTGGGATAATAAGAATAGAGAGTTTGAAGGTTTCTTACAGAATAAGAACCTTTATCAAAGAAAGATGACATCTGGAAGATCAACAGATTTTCTTGGTAATATAAATCTCCTTAACTCTGCTAAATATTATACAAATGGTTATCCATTTCTAAGAAGAGAACAACTTCTTCATTTCACTTATAACTCAACTAACAACAACCCACAAGGCAACTCTCCATTGATGGATTGTTACAACGCCTGGGCTGAGAAGAAATTAATAGAAAAATTTGAGATCTCAGCTATAACAAAGGGACTTGGCGGTGTTCTTTTATTACGAATTCCTTCACAATTGATTGAAAGGGCAAATGATCCGCAAGGGAGATTTCCAGAAGCGACTGCTGAATATCTTGCATTACAACAGGATGCAGCAGCTATTCATTCCGCTGAGAATGCACTTATGGTGCTTACAAGTGATGTAGATGAGATAACTAAACAACCTCTATATGATGTCAAATTTATGGGTGTAGAAGGCGGTAGTTCAACTAACTCATTTGACACAACAAAGATTATAGATCAAAAGAGAAAAGCAATCTATAATACATTCCTTACATCTGCAATTCTTCTTGGTCAAGGTGAAGTTGGTAGTTATGCACTCTCAAACAACATCACAACAATGCATGCTCTGGCTGTACAAAACAATATTCTTCAAAAGACTAATGTAATCAATACACAATTAATTCCACGTCTACTTGAAGTTAATGGTATTGAACTTGATTGGAAAGATATGCCAAGATTTGAGCCTATCTCTCCTACTGAAGTTGATAATGAAATTTTATCGAAAGTCGTACAAAGAATGAAGAGTGTTAATGCCATTACGCCAATAGCTCTTAAAACTATATATGAAGAGTTTGGTTGGGACACAGAAGGTGTTGATGAATTAGATTTCAGTGATAAAGGAGAGAGTAGAGCAGGAGAAAGCCAAGGAAGCTCAGGTACAGGTAATTCCCAAAACACTGGTGGTGGAAGTACATCTACATCTAACATGGAGAATTCAGATACTCAGAAGAGTATAAAGTATTTTATAAGAGATGGCAGTGCTTTAGTAGATGCAACCACTGGAAAATATGTTGGTGAGATTGAAGAATAGATTATACACTGGGGGTGATTAAAATTCCTTATGCTAATGTAGCTGATGCAAGAAAGAAAGTTAAAGCATTAAAGAATCTATCTGACAGTCAAGTTAAAACTTTTATATCCGTGTTTAATAAACTTGTTAAAGATGGTGAGAAAGAAGATAGCGCTTATGCTAAAGCTATTGCATCAGCTAAACGTATTAAAAATAAATCAAAGGGATCTGAAGATCAGGTATACGATATGATTGTAAATAAATACATTGAAGAGAAAATGATTGCTTATGAACCTATGTATTGTCCACCAAATGTCGCAGATTGTGTTCAAGATGCAATGACAGATGAAGAGATAGTGAAGATGGTTGATAACGCAAATAAGAAAATAGCAGATGGTACTTTAAAACCATATCTTTTCCACAAAACACAAACTGATGCTTTTTCTTTTGTAAAAGCCTTTGTGAATCCTTGGGATTGTGTTGTTGGTGATCAGGAAATTTATGAAGGGCAACCTGTTATTGTTGTTAAGTATAAAAACAAGAGGGCATGGGAACTTAGAAAACAAGGTATTATTAAAGGCCCTTCTATTGGTGGTATAGCAGGAAGTATTGAGGAGGTTGATGAAGATGAATGATCTTGATAAAATAAAAACCCCTAAAAAGAAACCAAAAAAGATTAAAAGGTATTTGAAGGATATTGATCTTGATCATATTGCTATGACAAGTGGTATGGGGGCTGCAAGTGAAATGAATGAACCATTTATTCTTAAGTCTGTTGAAAAATCAAGTAAAGATGAAAATACTTATACAGAAGAAGAGACAGGTATTCTTAAAGAACTTGGGGAATGGAAAGAAGAGTATATAACTATTAAATCTGTTAGTAAAACTACAGATATTCTAAATGAAGCTGAAGAAAATCCAAATATAAAAGAAGAACAAAAGGAGAAAGAAACAACAATGTCTAAACAGAATGATGGTGTGGTAGAGACACCTGTTGTTAGTGTTGAGGAACTTGATGCACTACGGCAGGAAGTTATGAAGATGAAGAAAGAGAATGAGATTCTTAAATCTAATGAATTGATTAAGGATTTTATTTTTTCTAATGATGAAGATAAACAGAAAGAAATTAAAAAAGGTGTAGCTGAGATTATCTCTACTATTGAATTTGAGTCAAGAGAAATTCTTACAAAAGCTTTTAATGCTGCTATCAAACATGTTTCAACAAAGGCTGTAGAAAAAGCTAAGTCTGAGGATAAGAAACCTGAAGAGAATACTTTGAAGAAGATGTTGGATGAAGAGGTTGGTAGTGAGGATGGTGAGGATAAAGATGCACTCCTGAAAGGTAATCCTGAAGGTAGGACAGAAGTTGATAAGTTTAACGAAGATTTCACTAAGTACTTTAATAAATCTAAAGGAATTAAAGAAGACAATCAGGAGGGGAAGTAATATATAATGCCTACAGTAACTAATAGTACAAAAAGACGACAGATTTCTGAACTAATTAAAGGGTATGATAATTTTCAGTATGAGAAGGGTATTAACTTCTATTTTGCAACAGTTGATGTAAAAGGAACTGCTGCTATTGATCCAATTGGAACCCCTCTTGTATGGAATAATACAACCTCTGCTTTTGAGGTTTTTATAGCTCAAGATTTTAGTGCTATTGCTACATCACCACTTCCTGACAAATCACCTATCTGTCTTACTGTTGGTGATAATAGAGGTGTTGGTTTTAATGAAGCAGATACACAACTTATTGCAGATACAGCCACTAAAATGACAGTTATTTTTAGAGGTGAGGCTGGTGTGAGTGAAGCTGGATTGGATTGGGGAACTGCAAATGGAACCAATCAGGGGCTTTTTAAAAATAAACTTGAACAGCAGAAAATTGCAATTGTAGAGAGTGCCACTGAAGTCACTCCTTCTTTTATTTAATGAGAGGTGAAATAAAATAATATATGAAAATTAATCAGACAGAAATCAGTTATGATGTAAAGAAACAGGCTCAGGTAACTTCACAAGGAAACCCTTGGCTATTCCACGATAGAACAGATCTTCTCCAGAATTTTCAGGTAAAGCCGGGAATTTTTACTGCTTTGTTCGGTGGATCTTTTACTACAGACAACCTTAAAACTCATACTTATGAATTTGATCGTACATTTGAGACACTGGCGATGCCAGGTGGTAAACGTTATGATGAGATTGGTAAGGATCTGAAGAAAGATCAGCACGATATGAAATACTATGGTGTACCTTCTTTTGGTCTTAGATATAATGTCATGGCACAGGATTGGATGGACAGACGACAGCCTGGCACTATGGAGCTTATGAATGAGGCTTATGTTGAAAGTCAGATGGCTCTAAAAGCTGAAAGAGCTTGGGGTTTGTTTACAGAGTATGGTATTGCCTCTCTCCTTCTGACTGATCAGAATATCATCCTTGATGGACCTTATACACAGTATAATTATTACACAGATCTTATTGGTGGTGCTCGTCCTGCTAAAGTTGATATGAAACTTGATGAGAATGTAAATCATGAAGATCTTATGAATGCTGAAGTTGATAATATTACTCAGAAAATTATGAAAGCGGGAATGTCTGCTGGAATGATGGTTTGTCTTTGTGGAACTACTTACTTTAATCAGAGGTTGGAGATTGAAAAGCTTACAACTCTAAACCGTGAAATCAGAAATCGTCTTGATCTTGCATCAATGCCTGTTCCTGAGTCTTCTTTTGGTACTGGTGATCTTCCCTATCGGAACTTTGAAGGTATGCTTGATGGTGTTCTTTACATTCATATTGGTAATGAAATTCTTACAGGTACAAAAGTAATTGCTGACACTGATGCATACCTTATGCCAATGGGTCTTAGTGGTTGGCTTGCAAAAGCTTATGCTCCTGCTATTGATAGAGAGAATGTGAATAAAGAGGCTCGCGATATGTATATGTGGAGTTATGAAGATAGGTTTGGTCTTAACACTTATTTTGAAAGTAATGTGCTCTTCGCTAATCGCAGACCAGAATTTATCACTCATTTGAAGAATACGTAATAAAAATAATAGTTTATATAGGGCCTGAAATATGGCCCTTAGAAAATTATTATAAAGGAAGTTGATAAATGGCAACTATTGATCGAGATAAGTTAAGAGAAGATGTAAAGTTTTGGTTGCCAGATGGTAATACATTATCTGATGATCAAATAGAAAAATTAGATGAGATGATTATTGGAAAGATAGGTGATGATGATACAAAATATGATCAAATACTTTGCCTATCTATTGAGTTAGCTGCTATTAAAAATTCTTCTAACTCTTCAATATCATCTACTGATGTAAAGAAAGAGAAACTTGGGCCTCTTGAAATAGAAAGTTTTAAGAGTAATAGAATCAAAGATCCTTGGCCTGATTGGATTAAATATGATCTACCTTTTATCTGTGCAATTATTGGATACACAGATCATTTAGTTAAACTTAAACATTTTCAAATATATGTATCTCCCGGCGAAGATATTGATATATTTGATGGACAATGTGACGATTATAGTCAACGATGTAGTTATTAACAAGTAAGTTAACAAGTAAATTTATATAACACAACATAATTTCCCCGACAATGTAATAATGTTTTAATAATTCAAAAGAAACAATAAAAAAGGAGAAGAAAAAGGAAATTATGGCAGACACAAGACCTGATGTAATTTTGAATGGTGAAGAGTACCAAGATCTTTATGCAGCTACAGGCATTACTGTTGGTACTAAATTAATTCTTTTTAACAAATCTACATCTGATGTGAGTGTAATACTATCAGCAACAAAACCACTTAATAATGATACAAAAGGTATAAGAATTGAGATTAAAGGTTCTATACGTGCTTTCACTGTTGATAGTGGAGAGAGTGGTTGTTGGGCTAAAGGATGGGGACCATTATCAGTGCAGGAAGCTTAATATGAACTTAAATTATAATAATACAGGAGGTTCATATTATGGCTATTAGACCTTATTTTGGAGGTGGTACCGGTGGTGGTTTTGCTTTAGGCCATTTAGACAATCTTTTTGGGGCTACAAGTGGTGATGCAACAGCCTCTCCTTCGATAGTCCTTCCTGCTGCAAATAAAGCTGCTGCTATAGCTGTTAGAGATGCTTACTCATCTGCAAATCCTTCTTGGCTTGCTGAATATGATGCTGATAGTAATCTTAATATTAGATTAATATATTTAGATGGTGGGAATACTATTGTTGTACATCAGATTAGACAAGGAGGTAGTTGGGTTGATAACGGAAGTGTAACTGCTGTTGAAGGGCTACCAGGAAGTGGTACTGACTTCTCTCATGTTTCTGATAATCATATTCCTGCTATTGGTGTTGGTCCTGACAAACTTCCATATGATAGTGGTATTGATCACGATCCAGTAACAGGTAATCTTAGAACACCGGCTTCATTAACTGTTGGAAGTAATTCACTATCATTTGATGATGCTCAGACAATAAGCAGTGGTATTGAGAATGTCTTCTTTAAACTTGATTTTCAAGATGAAGTTTATTCCCCTGCATGGCAGCAAGCAAATTTAGATGCTTCTGGCAGAGTTAGAAATAGGAAGTGGATTGGTGATATTAAATCAGATTTTGTTAAACAGCCGATAGATACTGAAACACTGTCTGACCCTGTAACATTTAATTACACTGCATCTGATAATATCAGAATAGCTGATTTTCAGTTGAAACTTGAAGATGCAGCTACAGATTTGACAATATCAATTACAACAACATCTGATGAGAAGGTTTGGAAATACAATTTTGGAGTTGCATCTCCTGGGTTAAATAAATTTAATATTATTAATAAAACATCACCTGTAGATGTAAGAATTGGTGATGAGTATAAGATAACAATAAGTGGTGGTCGAGTTAAAGGAAGTGCTTCAAACATTCCTTGGTTTACCGAAACCTATCGTGCCTGGAAAGATGTTGATTTAGCAAGAATGGAAGATTTAGGTGGAGATCATACAAAGATTAAAACTTTTATAATGAGAGATCAGCCAACAAAGGTTGCTGCCGGTACACTTCTAACAGGTAATAGAACATTTGATTTTAGTTTAGAAATGCATGAAGGTGTCGTAGGTAATGGTACGCTAAGACAGAATGGTGGAATATTAAAAGCTGACATTTCTCCAGCTGGTTATTTTTTTAACCAAAGCTTATCCCCTATTACATTAAATTCTGGTGAATCTTCAACCTGGACTCTTGAGTTTACCCTTACAACTGGTGGTATTATAAGTAAATCATTTACAGTATCTGCTGTTGACGCAGAGGAGTTAATGTATTGGGATGTACAAACATCTCATGATGCAAATGCATTTAATTATGTTAGCATAACCTCAAGACATGCAGAAATAAATACAGCAATAAAGATAAATATTCAGACATACACAGGCAGCAAATACTTTGCTATTGCACAACCAACATCTGAAGCAGATATAACAAAACTCGTTATAGGCGGTATAAATCAGATTGGGGCATTCACTAAAAACACATCTGCTATTACAATTAATACAATATCATATGATGTGTGGATTAGTAATAATCTTTTACTTGGAAGTGTTGTATCTGGAGAGACAGTGGAGGTTATAAGATGACTATACCATTATTTGGGAAATTAGTTAGTGCTACCGGTCAACCTTATGCTGATGCTGATGCAGTTGAAGTTGACACAACAAACTTTAATAAGAATCTCTCAGCATCAGATGATGAAATACAGAAAGCTTTAGAGACTATAGATGAGCTTGATATTGGTGGTGAAGTTTTTAATCCTGCTGATCATTCAGTTACAGAGTTTAATGATATCACTGATGCCGGTAGTGGAGAAATAATTACTGCTGCTGAAAGACAGCAACAAGAAAATAATACATCTGAAATTACTGCAATAAGAGCAATACTGGCTCAAGAAGAGGTTGTTTATAGATATATTGGGAGTATTGCACCAACCATACCGTCCTCGTACAGAGGTGAGTATTATGTTGAGATTGTTAACCCAATAGAAGATATAACAACTACATTACCTAATTTCGCACACAACGAAAATGCAACTAAATATGGTGTTGTTAATAAGTCGGATACTTACAATGTTATAATAAATTCTCCAAGTGGGTATAGTATTGACGGAGGGTCTAACTATATTATAAGACCTGATTCATTTGCTTACTTCGTTAAAAAAGATGACACCAGATGGGTTGTTGGGTTATCAGGTACAAACACAGATGAAGCTGGTATAGAGCTTGATGATGGTGTTAATGACGTTGGTGGCATTAAAAAATTAGTAGTTAATGGGATGAAGGTTGAAGCCATAAACACTACGGATGCCAATTTAAAATCGTATACAGAACTTATGACTCTTGATGGAGATGGGAATCCAACTCAATACACAGGTCAGGGACACGTTATTGAACTAAACCCGCCATTACGAGCATACCCTCACCCTTCAGCACAAGACACCTTGATAATGGATATACAGCAAGGGTATTATGAGAAAGTTCATGTCCCTGGATTCTTAGGATATCTTGGTGATACAGAATCAATACTTCCACGTTTCGAAGATGAAAATAAATACTTTAAAGGCGCTCTATTTTTCGAAAATGTCGTAAAAGACAGGGGTGCGTTTATTGAGATTGATAGAACTAATAAGGCATACGGCATTCAAGAGTTCGATGGTCTTGACCCTAATGTATCTGGTGGCAATGACTACCTTATTGTATTCAGAGCGGCTTTGATCGGGACGGCTCCGAGAGATGGAAATGTCAGGCTTGAGTTGGTGAAGAAAGACGCAGACCCATCAGATCCAGATCTTGGATATATTACAGACAAAAACGGAAAACCAATTGTTGTTGAGAGAGCTTTCAAATCTGGTCAGCGCCTTGGAATAATGGAAGCCGCAGGAATAGTAAACGTCACTGGATTGCAGGAGTTTAAGTGTATTGTGACAGATACATTTCAACAGGGTGAGGTTATTCTCGGGGATAGGGCAAATGGTGGTACAGGGTTGTTGATCCAATGCCTTACATCTGAATATAAAACAGGTGATGCATTACAGCAGTTTGAATTAGATACTGCTCAAAATCTTGAATACAGCTCTTATTATTTAGGTGCTGATATTATAGATTTCAAGGCTGATTTTACCTATCCTGTAGCCGAAACGTTGCTTACAGCGGG